CTATAAAACCAAAAACGTTTTCGATTGAAAGACCGAAACATGTTCTTGATGGCATAGCGTTGTTGTCACAATTCCGCTAACATAAGTTAGCACTTATTAAGAGAGTTACTCCCATGGCTTTAATAGTAAATGCAAAGACCTATACCGCCGATAAAGTTGAGGCGAATGCTGTTGTTTACAACGGCCCCGCTCACACTTTTTCGATAAAGGACGATATTCAACTTCGTCGCTCTAGCGCGAAGCCTTCTTCCGGTTATTCCGGAACGGCTCGCGTTGCCGCGAAATTGACTCGTACTCACACGCTGACTGGTGCGCTAAGCCCCACAGGTGATAGTATTGCTGATCTTCAGTTCAACCTACCAGTCGGCATTGCCGATGCAGACGTTGATGCGATTGTGAACGACTTAGGCGCTTTTGTGGCGTCCGCGGCGTTTAAACAATCGTGAAGAAGTTGCAAATCAACAATTAAAAACTGTTGCTATGCATCCTATTCTGGTGATTCTCCTAGTGATAGGCGAGGCACTTCATCAATATATGCACGGGGTAATCCCGTCGGGAAGTTGTTATGACAAACCTGAAGAAGCAATTGTCTCGAGTAATCGAGACTAATGCATGGACCGAAGACCAATCTACAAAGTTTTTTCATAGGTTAGTTAACGGTTATATAGCGAACCATTGTCCAGAGTTTTTTAAACAGTTCGACGGTGCGATGCGCTCTAAGCGCGCGGACCTCGTTCTAGCTCTGGCTGCTGATGCCGAGAACAGAGTATTCTCTCAGGGCTTTGCGCCCCAGTTGCATCAGTTCATCTCTCTGATTAAGAAGTATCCTTATCCTAACAATTTCGTTAAACCTAACACTACGAAAGTAGCTTGGGAAGCGTTCTTGAAGGCTGAGATGGTATGTAAAAACACCAACTTCCTTATTCGTCATGCTGAAAAACAGCAGGCGTATCAAGATCCGCTTCTTGCTGTCACCAGTAAGATGCGTCGGTATATTGAGTATGTTTTGGGGGAAACTCCAGACCTATCCAAGGTATTTGAAGAGAGTATGTATGGTTCTGGTGCTAGTGTTGGTGTATCAGGTAATGCAACAAATTTCGCAAGGAAGTTTGCTGCCCCTCGATGGACCACCACGCGTTTAGCACTACCGCTATTTGCATCTTTTGCAGTTAAAAATCCTTTCTTCTGGCGTATCCTTTTGCCAGAATATAAGGATCGGAGTGATTGGTTTTTAGACCGAATCATGAGCTCCAGCTGCTATCCTGCGAGGCGCGAGTTTATGCGCGCTCTATCACAGCGTGTGGATGTCGTAGGCTATAACAAAATTGCAATGGTACCAAAGACTGCTGCGACTGATAGAACTATCGCAGTAGAACCGTTACTAAATTCCTTTTTACAAAAGGGTGTCGACATAGTTATGCGTCGCAAACTTCGTAGGATTGGCATTGATTTGTCCAACCAAGAACGAAATAAGCACCTTGCTATGCTCGGCTCTCTACCATTTGAGGTAGATCCCTATTGTACCATTGACCTCTCCGCTGCTTCAGATACTGTTGCAAACGAGTTAGTTAAAACTTGTCTTCCTCGTGACTGGTATGATTTACTATACCGGCTACGAGCTTCTCAATTCTCTTATGAAAACGAGATTGGGAGCTATGAGAAGTTTTGCTCGATGGGTAACGGCTTCTGTTTCCCGCTCGAATCTTTACTCTTCGTGAGTGTTCTCGCCGCTGTAGGTAGTACCGATCACTCGGTCTACGGCGACGACATCATTGTTCGAAGAGCTCACTTTGACAAGACTATTGAGGCCTTGACACTGTGTGGATTCACTCCCAACCCTAAGAAAACTTTCTCGAAGGGCTTTTTCCGGGAGTCTTGTGGGGCAGATTGGTACATGGGAAAGGACGTTCGTCCTGTAGTGCTTGATTTCGATTTTCGTGAAATGCGAGATCGTATCAAGTTGCATAACCTAACGCTTCGATCGAGCTTTAAAAGGCTTGGTTTGAGTGAAGTCCGTGATACTATTATTAGTAGTATAATTGGTTCACCACCTGTACGTATGTACCCAGGGCCTGATATTACTGCTTTTGTGGTGTCGCAAGACGCGTTTCTAGCTAGTCCGTATAGCAAGTGGTCGCAAGACACACAAAGCTGGAGCTGGTTTGAAATACAGGATCGTCCCGTGAGGGACCGTCTCGTGGGTATGCCAGAGCATGAGCAACAATTAAGTTATCATGCTTATTCACTACTGGGGGGTGATTCCTCCAAACCCTTTGTTATAAGGAACTGCGTCCGCTTAGCAATTAAGCGAATTGCAAACGCAGGTGCCTTATCAACATGGACCCCAAATTCTGGGTCCACATTGCTACAAACATCAGCTGACGGTAACGTCTACTGAGTAGAAAGGTAAGTCCGCCGCGAGGCCGGCTTCCCAATCGTGGGTGACTTTCGTCATTAAATTTAGG